TCTACTGCGAGTGGTGTGACAGATAAAATTATTATCTACAACTATGAAACTCAAAGATGGTCTATTACAGAACTATCGCATGAGTTTATATTTAACTACATATCTCCAGGTTTTACTGTCGATGAGTTAGACAACTACCCATCAACAGGATCTAATAACTTAGATGCTATCAACGTACCACTAGATAGTGATATATTTGTAGGTGGGTTGAGGTCGTTTGGTGTATTTGACACTGATCATAAGTTTGGCACATTTGAGGGATCAAACCTTGAGTGTGAGATAGGCACTGGAGAGACAGAGATATTTCCACAAAACAGGTCACTGGTAACACACGTGAGACCTATTGTGGACACAACATCAGCTACTGGGTCTTTGACTACACGCAACAGAGTGGGTGATTCACAATCTACAACATCACCAGTTGCAACCATGCACGCTACTGGAACAATACCGTTTCATAAGAGTGCAAGATATTTTAAATTTAATATGCAAATACCAGCAGGCACAACCTGGAATGACGCACAAGGTATTGATATAGAAGCTACAAAAGAAGGATATAGATGACATTTTTAGAACAATTACAACAATCAGCAGGTTTACTATCTGAAAACATCGCAAACTCATCACCTTTTGGTAATTACACACCAATGCAAGCATCAGATTTTATAAACACACCATTTGGTCAGCCTATTGCACAAAACAGATTTGAAGGTAACCGATTTTTAATGCCTGATTTAAGTGGTTCTACTTACACACCAGGTAACTTTAGTCTTGCACCAGGTGCAGGATTTAATTTTGGTAACATGGGTACTTTTACTCCAGGTGCATTTAATCAATTTTATCAAGCACCAATGACATCACCAACAATGGCTAGGACAACAACGAGTCAAATGCGTGGCGGTGGCGAAAACAGAAACAGAAGTCCGATGACAGACAATCGTAGCATAGGTCAAATAGAGCAAGATTTAGAAAATGCTAGGCTTAGAAATACTCTTTTAGGATTAGTAAATCCTGCATTTGGAGTTTTAGGATTATTAGGCACATTAGACGATAAACAAAAAGTACAAGATTTTAAACAACGTCAATTTGACATGGCAAAAAGTATAGAGGATAATCAGAGAGCAAGTGATGCTGTAAGTGGCTTTAGTGGAGATACCACAGTTGGAGACGCAAGCACTTTAGGAGGCACTGGTGGTAGAAGAGGCGGTGCAGGTCCAAACACAGGTGGACCTACAGGACCTGGTGGAACAACAAGCGGACCTCCAGGCAGAGAAGGTCCTGGCAGATAATGGCTAGTAAACAAAATTTAGAATACATTTATCAGTACATAGATAGCACTGAGGACTTTCAGCGTATTGTTGAAGACTTAGCAAACCAACTAATTACTTATCACAACACAGAAAACCAAGAGGTTGTTGCATGGTTTCTTGCATAAACTGCGATCATAATTGTCACTGCGGTGACAATGGT